ATGTTGTATGATCGTGCAAATGGTTTTCTGTTTGGTGTTGAAGTAAAAACATTTTATACGTTCAATCGAGAATGGATGAAGGAAGCAATTGAACAGATGATGAGTTATAACAATGCGGCCTTCAAGATGCCGAACCATCTGAACCGTCCTCTGCATCCTCATGCCTTCTTCCTGGCTTCACCACTGACGAACTACTGGACCAATACCAATTTGGATGATCCGCAGAGTGACTGGTTCTCTCCACTGGAACTGCTGCCTGGGGGGTTAGGTCTACTGCAGATGAAAAGTATTGTTTTGGACCCAGAGAAACCCGCCAAGACACTGCTGGATCTGCGTCTGACAAGTGACGAGCAAATCTGGAGCAGCAAACTGGGGTATCATGTCAATGTCGATGATCTGTTGAGTCCGCAAGTGGGGTCACAGAAGGTGATGCATGAGGCAGTGGGGATGAAACTGGAGGGGGATGAATATCGGAAGAATACCTCTCTGAGTTCTCAGAATCGTTGTGAGAAGGTTTTTAAGTAATGGTTGGTGGTTCGGTATGGGTGAGTTTGTAAAATGCCGGTAATTTGGATTATATTGATTATTTATATCTTGGAGATGTTATGTCGTCAGATGATGTGTTTTCAGCAAGAGATGCGTTGAATGTTTTGCAGTCCATGAAGAGGATGCAAGATGATACATTGCCCAAACTTATACCCTATAATCATTTGTTCCCACAATGTCTGTTTTGCAAGTTTTGGAAACGTGGACTCAAGCAATTGGAGAATCCTACAGATATGGAACTCAATCGATTAGGTCAATGTCGTAGACATGCGCCCACTGCAAGTGTTGTCGGTAATCTTGATATGGAGCAAAGAGATCATTCTTTGTCTTTGTTTCCAATCACGAAGGATGTTCATTGGTGTGGGGAGTTTGAGAGAGGATTCCATGTACGGCATATCAAAGCCAAAGATGATTTTGATCATCGTATGAGAGAAGAAGAATGACTGCACCCAAGAAATCTAATCGGAAATATTCTGATGAGGATGTCGAAGCCTTCTGCAATCACATTGCCGATGGCAAGAGCCTTCAGGAAACAGCAGAACTGTATGGCATGACGAGGTATGCACTGTACCAGGTGCTGAACCGGAATCATCAGGAACGTTATATGTCTGCTCTCAATGAGAGGGCAATGCGTCATGCTGAACACATTGAGTACCTTGCGAAGGAATGTGAACAAGGTCGGATTGATCCGAGAGCTGCAGATGTGTCGATCCGAGCAAGACAGTGGATCTGTGCGAAATACCATCCTGAGTTTCTTGCCGAGCGAATGAAGAAGGATGTGTCTGTGGAACACTCGATGAGGAAGGAACACCTAGACACGATGAAGAAGATTGCCAAGAGGAAAGCGGAGATTGATCATAAGTCTGAGCAGAAGCCCAAGGATTGAGCAGATGCCCGTTAACATTACGCACTCGCGATCCTCCTACAACTTTAAGCGTTATTTTGGGCTATATGTTCGTATGGAAATGATCAGTTGGTGGCGAGGGTGGGAACCGACAAACCGCAGAAACACAGGGATCAGGAAGGATATGATCGCAAAGGGCAACAAAAAGGGCAACAATCCAGCCCAGATCGCAGATTTCGCAGACCCCCCCCCCTGGGGTGGTCGAACCGAGGGGGTGGCGTGCAGGCGCACCCCTCTACCTCTCCAACCTATTTTCAGAATAACAAATGAAGAAACTGACCAAGACAGAGTGGATCGAGAAGTTCAACAAGGACCACAACAACTGCAATGTATTGGTTGAAGAGATCCACAGTGAGTGCCCAGACTGCAAGAACTGGAACATCACCAATGCCCACTCCATGTGGAGAGGTTGGCTCAACAGTTTCCCCAGTGTTGAGGTGGAGTGTGGAGATTGTGGGGAGGAATACGTTTTCAAGGTAGATGGATTCAGGTTGGAACTCCAATACTACAAGAAGACAGAACGGAAGCTGGAACCTGACCACTCGGATCATGTTTAAGGATGACCCCCCCCCGTACCCCTTAGAACCTAGAACGGCACCCCCATGCTAAAAATTTTCAAAATTTGCCCGATTGCCAAACCGAGGATGACGAGACGAGATGTCTGGGCCAAGCGAAAGGTCGTAATTCGGTACCGCGAGTATTGTGATGAACTGCGTCGTCAGGCAGAGGATTGGGAACTGCCGGATGCTTTCCGTGCCAGGTTCATCGTGCCAATGCCCACCAGTTGGTGCAAGAAGAAGAGGTTGCAGATGGTCGCAACCCCGCACCAGCAGAGGCCGGATGCAGACAATTTGTGCAAGGCCTTGATGGACGCACTGCTGAAGGAGGACTCAACCGTCTGGAAACTGGAGATTGAGAAAATCTGGGGAGAGGAAGGTGCGATCATCATTGACGATTTGAAGGACCAATAATGCAGCTCTCTGAACTCATCCTCACCTACGAACGGCATCCAGATTTATTTGTCGAGGACCTGCTGGGCGTCACTCCCCAGGACTGGCAGAGGGAGGTACTGCAGAAGGTAGGCAGAGACAAACGTTCCTTGCTCTCAGTAGTCTCTGGACATGGATGTGGCAAGAGTTCCTGTGCCAGTTGGTTGATGATCTGGTACTTGCTCACCCGCTACCCCGTCAAGATTGTCTGCACAGCCCCGTCTGCCTCGCAGTTGTACGATGCCTTGTTTGCAGAAGTAAAAAGATGGATCAAGGAACTCCCCACCCCAATCAAATCTTTATTGGAGATGAAGTCGGACAGGATTGAGTTGGCAAGTAGTCCCACCGAGGCATTCATCAGTGCCAGGACCAGTCGTGCAGAATCACCGGAGGCAATGGCAGGGGTTCACGCGGAGAATGTCCTACTGATCTTTGATGAGGCGAGTGCAATCCCAGAGCAGGTCTATGTCAGTGCATACTCCTCGATGTCCTCTCACAATGCCTCGGTCCTGCTGATCGGCAACGGCACCCGCAACAGTGGGTATTTTTATGAGACGCATACGAGGTTGAGGGATCGATGGTGGACGAGGAGGGTATCCTGTCTGGACAGTGACTTGGTCAGTGAGGATTTCATTGAGGAACTGAAGATCAAGTACGGAGAGGAATCGAACGCCTTCCGAGTGCGAGTGCTGGGAGAGTTCCCTCTTGCCGAGGACGACACCCTGATTTCCCTCCATGCCGTGGAGCAGGCCAGCAAACGCAAAGTCGAACAACCGGAGGGAACCCCTGTCGTCTGGGGATTGGATGTGGCGAGATACGGAGACGATGCCAGTGTCCTCTGCATCCGCCAGGGGCGTCACCTGATCGAACTCCACAGTTGGAAGAAACTCTCCCTGATGGAACTGGCCGGACGGGTGCTGGATCTCCTGCACAGCAGTGACGAACCTCCAGAAGAAATCCTAGTGGACAGTATCGGGTTGGGTGCAGGGGTGCTGGACCGACTGCGGGAGTTGGACATCAATGCCAGAGGAGTGAATGTCTCAGAATCCCCAGCAATGGCAGACAGATACGCCAATCTGAGAGCAGAACTCTGGGATTTGACGAAGCAATGGTTCAGCGAGGAGGTGCAGATCCCGAATGATGACAGTCTGATTGCAGACCTGACAGCACCACGGTACTCGTTCAACTCATCAGGCAAGATGCTGGTGGAATCGAAGGCTGAGACCAAGAAGAGGTTGGGCAGATCAACCGACTTTGCAGACTCGTTGGTGCTGACCTTTGCGAGTACAGCAGCAGGCGCATCAGGGCAATACCGGAGGAAGAAGAGAGGGAGGAGAAGGAATGTGGGAGGAGTGGTTTGAGGTTCCAACTTTTTCCAACCAAATTCCCCCGAAACCCCCCAGCAATTCATACCATATATATATAGGAAATTTTTATGGTCCTATCTGACGAAAAACTGATGGAATTGATTCACAGTGGCTACATCCCCTCAGATGTACATCTCGGCCCCTGTTCAGTGGATCTGACCTTGGCAGAGGACTACCTGGTGCCGCACCTACCGGAGGATCGTCCGTATCTCACGGTCACAGAGGACTACCCCCACAAACTGGCACCCGTCGAGAGTTTTGTTCTGTACCCAGGTAAATTTGTGCTGGCCTCAACGAATGAACTGATCAAGATTCCAGACCATATGTGTGCCGTGGTGCATGGCAGATCGAGTGTCGGAAGGTTGGGCATCCAGGTGCAGAATGCAGGATTTATTGATGCAGGATTTGTAGGGCAGATCACCCTGGAACTGGTGAATCAATCGAATGCTCCAGTGTTGCTGAAACCGAACATGCGGATCTGCCAACTCGTGATGCACAATTTACATGGACAGTCGAAGCGCCCATACAGAGGAAAGTACCAGGGGCAGGTTGGTCCAACCCCATCGAGGATCAAGGAGGACGAGGAGTGAGAACGCATCTCGATCTCTTCAGTGGGATTGGAGGTTTTGCGCTTGCTGCAAACTGGGCAGGTTTCACCACAGTAGGATTTGTAGAATATGAAGATTTTCCAAAGCGACTTCTTTCAAGACGATTCCCAGGTATACCCATCCATTCAGACATCCACGACTTTGACGCAACCCCCTTCCGAGGAGTTGAACTCATCACAGGCGGATTCCCCTGCCAACCGTTCAGTGCTGCCGGGAAGCAAAGAGGCAAGGAGGATGACCGTTGGCTCTGGAAGGAAATGCTCCGAGTTGTTGTCGAAGCACAACCCACTTGGGTGCTTGCTGAAAACGTTGCTGGTCTCATCAACATGGCACTCGACGAGGTGCTGGCTGACCTGGAAGCCCAAGACTACGCCACAGGGACGGTTATACTTCCAGCTTGCAGTCAAAATGCCCTCCATCGCAGAGAACGATGCTGGATCATTGCAAAGCGGGATGCTGGGAACACCGAGGGCAACCGAGGCAGTCAGGTCGGACAAGTTTCGGGAAGGTCGGAATCCGACCCCAGAGGAGTATGTACAGCAGCATCCAGTGAGTCCAGGTCAGATGTGGCCCACTCCGAGGGCAACGGACTTCAAGGGGGCAGGGCCAAGGACAAACGATCAGAGTATTCAGAAGAGGTTGGACAACGGAACCAAGAATCTCTCCGAAACAGTGCAGGCAGTACAGAGGGGGATGTGGCCTACTCCAAGTGCCAATCAGTTCGAGACAAAGGATCTGGACAAGATGCTTCAGAGACGAGCTCGAGCAAAGGAGAGCTCAGGGAACGGCAACGGATTTGGACTAACCCTAGCGAATGCAGCACGGATGTGGCCCACTCCGATGGCACGAGATTACAAGGATTCACCGAATCAAACATTTCGGGGGGAGAGGGACAGTGGCAAACTGCCGGTAATGGTTTACCAACAAACACAAACCCAGGGAAGTTTATCGGCAGATTGGGTGGAAGCCTTAATGGGATACCCGAAGGGTTGGACTTCCCTCGACGATGGGGAGACGGGTCCTGGGAAGACGGAATTCCCAGAGTGACCACACAGAAGAAGGGAAGAACCCAACGACTGAAGGCACTAGGCAACGCAATCGTTCCGCAGGTTGCCTACGAGATCATCCGACATTTCGACTAACACACATTTAACTTGCATCTCCTGCAAAACCTTGCTGCAGTTTCCGGTAATCTGAGTAATCCGAATTATCTGGAGACAGATGGCAATTACTTACCGAAACGAACGGTTTGCTGGCTACAACAAGGCCAAGCGAACCCCCTCACATCCCAAGAAATCCCATGCAGTGCTTGCCAAGGAAGGGGGCACTGTCCGCCTGATCCGCTTTGGACAGCAGGGGGTCCAGGGTGCAGGGTCCAATCCCAAGACCAAGTCGGAGAAGGCCCGTCGTGCATCCTACTATGCCCGTCACAACGCCCAGGGCAAACCGACCTCCAAACTCTCAGCAAAATACTGGTCCCACAAAACAAAATGGTGAGATGAGCAACCCCAATCTTTTTGACAACATCCGCAAGAAACGCAAACGGATTGCTGCAGGGTCAGGCGAAAGAATGAAGAGACCAGGTGAGAAGGGACGACCGACTGCGAAGACCTTCAAAATTGCGGCAGCAGGTGCCAAGAAATACAAGAAGAAGAAATAAATGGCTGAATCCCCCCAAGCAATGACTGCAGAAGATCTGAAAGCCTGGATTGCAGGAACCATTCAGGACTCCGTGGACCACATCGATGATGAGGTCTCACCCGTCCGTGCCTCTGCATTCCGGTACTACTTAGGTTCTCCCTTCAGTGATTCAGGAGACTCCCCTGCAGAGGAGGATGGCAGATCGCAGGTGGTCAGTCGGGAGGTCCATGATGCCGTACACTCGATGCTCCCATCCTTGATGCGGGTCTTCTTCAGTCATGACAAGAGTTGCGAGTTCATTCCACGAGGACCTGAAGATGTCGCTGGTGCCGCACAGGCCACAGAGTTGGTCAGTTGGTATCTGGAACAGAGCAATGCCTACAGTGTCTTTGCCGATGCCATCAAGGATTGTTTGATCAAGGGCGAGGGGATCATCAAGTGCTGGCATGAGACCCAGTACGACATCCAGACCAGAGAACTGCAGGGTTTGGATGAACTGCAGATCGGTTTGTTTGTGCAGGAAGGATATGAGGTAACGCAATCAGAAGAGTTGGAGGACACTCCTGGTCTATACAATGTGGTGCTGACCAGACGCATTCCACGGGGCAAAATTAGACTAGAGTGTCTTCCACCAGAAGAATTTTTGATCAACCGCACGGCAACTTCCTTGGATGACGCCAAGATCGTCGCACACCGACAGTTGCTGAGAGTCGGAGATCTCGTTGAGTTGGGCTACCCCTATGAAACCATCATTCAATACAAGGGATACGAGGACGATTTTAGGAGTAACGAAGAATGGAATCTGAGACACCCCAACTGGAGAGAAGAGGACGACACCGACAGTGACCCTAGCAATCGATTAGTCCAGTACGTTGAATCTTTTGTGCGTGTCGATGCCGATGGAGATGGAGTGCCGGAACTGCGGAGAATCTGCACCATTGGGCAGGCCCATGAGATCATCATGAACGAACCTGTCGATTCTCACCCCTTCCTCCTCATCCGCAAAGATCCCCTCCAGCACACCTGGCGAGGCATGTCTCTCTACGATGAACTCGCAGACATCCAGCGCATCAAGAGTGCAGTGATGAGAAACATGCTGGACTCTCTGTCTCTGTCCACCAGGCCACGGATCTCCTACCTCGAGTCTGCTGTGGACTGGGAGGATCTGGCAAATGATGAGGTCGGGGCACTGATTCCGATGAGGCAGGCTGGAGCAATCCAAATGCTGGAAATGCCTTTCGTGGGAGCAGCCGCATTCCCTTTGTTGCAGTATCTGGATCAGGTCAAGGAAACCCGCACAGGAATTAGTAAGGCCAGTCAAGGTCTCGATGCCGAGCACCTGCAGAGCACGACTGCCATTGCAGTCTCTGCGAGTCAGAAGGCAGCCCAGGCAAGGTTGGAACTGATCGCTCGGAACATTGCCGAATCCGGTTTCAAACCGTTGTACAAGAGACTGCTGCAGCTCACACTCCTCCATATGGACCAACCGACTGTGATGAGACTGCGGGGTGAGTTCGTCCAGGTCGATCCGCAGAGTTTTGCAGATTATGACGTTCTGATCACCCTTCCCTTGGGACGAGGATCTGAAGAAGAAAGAAGACAGGCACTGCTGGGACTGCTGGAAAAACAGGAGATGCTGATTGCCCAGTACGGACCAATGAACCCAATCGTCGGACCCGAACAATACTACCAGACTTTGCAACGTCTCTTTGCAGATCAAGGACTGGGTGCCGAGGCAGGATCATACCTGAGACCCCCACAGCAGATGCAGGCACTTTTGCAGCAACAGATGCAGCAGGTGATGCAGCAACAGAACGAGGAACCGAAACCCTCACCGGAAGAAATGCTGGCCCAGGCAGAGATCCAGAGGAAACAGATCGAGATTACTCACAGACAAGAAGAAATGAAGAGAGAGGATGACAGGAAGAGGGACGAGATGGAAGCAGAACTCTTCCTCAAATTAAAGGAACTCTCCTTCAAATACGGACAACCGATTGATGCCTCACCCCTCCTCGATGCCCTGACACGCAACCGAGAACTGGAACGGGTGGACCAGGTGCGACAGCAGCAACTGTACGAACAGCAACCTCAACAACAACCTCCAATGCCAGTG